TAAAATTCTTAATTCTTACTCTTCGCTCAAATCCCTGCTTCTTCCATTCCTTAACTTCTCTTCTAAAACTACCACGCCCAAAAAATCAGTTTTCCGTATCCCAGAAAAAAAATATGAAATTCTAAAAAAACATTTCCAAAAATCAAAAATCAAAAATCAAAAATCCAAAAATTCCAAAAATTCAAAAACCCATTTCCAACTGAAATAAATTATAACCCAAAATATCAAAATTTCAACCCAAATAAAACACGCCCAATTTTCCCATAAACAAGGGAGCCCTCGCAACCGAAACTCATAACTAATTTTTATATATTTCAATTTCATTTATTGAACTCCTACACATAGGACAAGTATTATGATTTTTTAACCATTCACCAATACAACCACTGCAAAAATTATGATTACAATTTAACTTATTATTTGTTTTATTTAAATAACATATATCACATTCAAAACATTCATATTTATTATTTGTAGTTGTATATTTAATATTCTTATTTTTTTCTTTTTCAATTTGTTCTTGTGCTTCTTCTTCTGTACTAAGAGCAATGTTATAATTCTCATCAACAAATATCTTATATTCATTATAAACTCCATCTCTAATAGATTCGTTAGCGAAATCACAAATTAATTCTTCAATTTTATTTTGTTTTTCTTCTTCATTATTTAAAATATTAGCAAAATTCTTTATACGATATTTTAAACCTATTGTAATATTAAATAACAACATCTTTTTTTCATTTACAGTTAAAGACATTTTTAAGTTTTGTATATCTCTAATTACAAGTATAATAATAAAACTTTTACAAAAATAAAAATTCAATTTTTTGTTTTGATATATTTTGTTATTTTAAATATGGTCTTTTTTATGACATTTAAATTAATCTCATTCTATTCAAATCATATTCATTCTTATCTTTCAAAATTACTTCATTACAAAAGTTCATTCCTTTCAATCTACTAATTACAGTATAACAACATCTATTATCTAAATAATCAAAATCTTCATCTGGGTAATAAAAATCAGGCATGCTCTCACCTTGAACTCCGTATACTGTTCTTGCATAACCTAAACTAATATAATCCTTGTTATTATCTTTTTTATCACAAAGTTTTTTATCGACCCAAATATCACCATCTAAACAAATCTGTTCTTCAGTAGAATCAATAACAGTAAATACAAATTTATTATAAATATTCAAATTTCTCATTTCATTAGTGTTAACAATAACTTTAGCACCAATACTAAATTTATCTTTAATGCCTAATTTTTCAGCTATAATTTTATTATATTTATCACAAGTTTTATTTTTATAACATATTACATTATTACTATCAATAGTCCTATATTTTTTTATCATTGCAATATTATCACAATTGCCATCAATTATAGAATCATAGAATTCTTTAGTAAAATTATTTCTATAATTGGTTATTAATTCATCTACATTCTTAAAACAGAAATTCTTAAATATTTCAGTATTCAATTCATTAACTTCGCCAACTGGTAATAATTGTTTAAAATCACCATATGCAATAATATTAAATCCTAACAACATCCATTTAGCAATTAAATGAATTGCTTTACGACTACATAATCCAATCTCATCAATTATAATATTTTTATATTTAGGTGTTTCATTATTGAATTCATAATATTGAATTACATTACAATTAAAATTTTGATTCTTATATTCAATTAATGATGAATGACTTGGAGTTAATACAATATAATCATTATTAAGTTTAGGAATATATTCATTAATAATTTTATATGATTTACCAGCACCAGCATAACAAAGACCTATTGTATTATCATTTAATTCACTTTTATTAATAAATGTTAGATCTTCAATATTATAAATTTCATTACTTTTAATTTCTTTATAATCTATATATTTCCATTGTCCTAAACCATTACCTAATAATTTATGCTTTTTTAATTTATCACCAATATAACAAATAGCATCAGTATTAATACTCTTTAAATTAGTATCATCTAATTTCAACATATTCACCATTTCATATAATTGTTTTCGTGATTCATCTTTAAGTTGAATAGCAATAGGTTTCTTATTAAATATATTAACTGATTCATTAGCATCAGTAATCATATTTAAATTATCATTTATTTTTACTGGAAAATATTTTTCATCAACTGTTTTTAATTCATCATCATTACAAAATTTAATAAAATGATTTTTAACATTATAAATATCTTTTTCAAATTTACCAATTAATACATTGATAATCATTTTAAAATCGATACTATTTAATTTATTATATAAATCATCAATCATAAATTTATAATGATTATCAATTTTATTACATTTTATATATTCCGATATTTCAAATTCTAAACCTTCATTTTTGCAATATTTCAAAAATGCTCCTGAATAACAATTATTTGTAGGTAATAAAATAGAACTTTGTTTTACTTTTACTATATATAAATAATTATCTTGAATGATATCTTTATCAGTAAATATTTTACAATCATCTACTGCCATATCACAAGTAATTAAATAATCTAAATTTTTTAGACAAGATGGATAAAATTTGTTAGCATCAATAGTTTGAAATTTATCACTTTGTAAATTATCATTATTGTATACATATGCTGATTTAGTAAATTTATGATGATTTACAAAAAATGAACTATCGCTATTAGTAATATATAATTGTGATAATATAGAACCTAAATTCATAATACGTATATTATCATATATTTTATCACTTAACCCGAATTTTTCTAAAATTGATTTACAATAATTATATTCATCATTATCAATATATTTAATATAATCAGATAAGTAATATGTTCTAAAAGAAATAATTTTAGAACCTGATATTTTAACATCACTAACATAATTGCCAGATTGTAAAATTTGTAAAATTAAAGCTTCTGCATTATTAGTAATATCGTATTTATTATTAATAACATTTGTCTTATTTAAATATTGACTTTTCATAGGATACAAATGATTATTGTATGCAACAAAAAATAAATTAGGATATTTGCTTTTAGATACTGTAGTAGGATAATTAGATGCAATACAATTACCATTAATATCATAAGCAATCATCTTAATACCTTTTGATTTACAAAATTCATAAATATCATTAGTTGTATTTAAATTTAAAAATGCCTTTTTTCCAAATATGTTTTTATATTTATTTGCCATAAAATCATGTATACAGTGTTCCCATTTTTCACCTTCTATTATATTACTATATATATTACTAATACTTGGAGGGCTATCATCTCGTAATATCATATCTCTAATATTCATTAATTGACCTCCTCTATTGTTTCTATGAACTATAATATCCATTACTTTCATTTTTGGAACTCCTATATATTCATAATGACCGTCATTAAAAATAATATTATTGTAATCAGATAAATCCCATTTATCTAATATTTTTTCCAATATGTATTTTTCTAATTCTAATCCAGTTTTTAATGTTGCTATTATATCTATTTTACGAATTGGTGAATCTTCACTAAATGTTACTCTATATTTAGCTTCAATAAAAACATTGATATTAATATTACTTGGTAATTCTCCTGAATAACTTTTGATTTTTATATTATTTCTTTTGATGACATTAGTTGATTTGATTAGTTCTTCATTTGCAATTCTCTTAACTCCGAAATCTCTTAATAGTAAAGTTTTTTTTTGTTTTAAATTAATTTGAATATTTTCGCCATCTGGTTTAATTAATGTTCTTGTTGTATTTCCTGCTCTGAGTTGCTTGAGTTCCTCAGTCTTTACACCTAATAGTTTAGCTACTTGTGTAATGTTCTTGTATTGTTTATTTTTACCAATACTATAAGTTTTGCCTAAATAAGTAATATCTGACATTTTTGTATGATCTCTAATATTTAAAAAGTTTTTAATTTGGAAGTTGAGTATATATTAGATTTATATAATATCTAATCTTTAAATAGAAATAAATTACAATTAATTAATTACAATTTAATAAAAAAAAAATAAAAAACGCATTTAAAAATATAAACTTTCTCATTTGAATTTAAAAAACACGATAGCTAACTATCGATAATTTTAAACTTTTATAAATTATTTGTTTCTTCTAATTTTTTTAAATGTTTAAAAGTTCTACAATGATTCTCTACTTGGTATTTATTATAAAATCCATTACACACATCACATATAGAACTAATATAATGCTTGAATTTTCTAATATCTTTATTCTTACGATTATATTCTCTATAGTAATATTTCATTTGATCTGGAGTTTTACCAATTGCACTATTTTTATTACAACATAAATCACCATAACCAGCCATTAAACAAGCTTCTAATACTTTCATTTGTTTTCTAGTTTCACAACCAAACTCTTGAAGCAATTCAATTTTTACTTCAGCACCATTTTCAAATAATACTTTACTACTACATGGTTTAGAACAATGTAATGCTTGATGTTTATGAATTGAAAGCCTTGTAGATAATGATAAAGTAGTTGAACCAATATAAATTTTTTCAGTTTTATTAGAAACTAATTTATAAACTTTAGCTTGATTAAAGTCTTCGTTATTGTATCTATGTTGATAAAGTAAACCGATTGGCATCTTGGATATTATATAATATACAAATAAAATAAAAATGAAAAATTAAACAATTAAAAAATTATTCTTGAATTTGTTGTTGTTGTAATAAAATTCTTTTTTGTTTCATAGCTTGATAATATTGCTTTTTATATTCAGCAGTTTTAATTTTTAGTTCTTGTAAAGCTTCTTCATCTAGAGAAGCTAATTTTCTTTGAGTATAATTTTTTACAGCTTTTCGAATATAGCTTGGTGTTTTGTATTCTCTTTCCATTTTCAATATTATATAATATCTATTACTATATACTTAGAAATAAATTTTATCTTTAAATTAAAAATTAAAATGAAAATAATTAAAGTCTTGCAATTGCATCTTTTAATCTTTGGTCCAATTCTTTATGATAGTCTATATATGCTTGACGTCTTTCTAACCACTTCTGACCGTATGGTCTTTCATCTTTTGGAATTTCCTTTTCTTTTGGTTGCTTTCTTGACTTTAACTGTTTGCTTTCTACTGGTAAAATATTTTGCTTCATTTTGCGCATGGGATTTTCTAAATCCTGTTTCGATAGCTTGGATGAGTTTTTTAGGGTCTTTAGTTGCATATGCATATATTCTTGTGGCATCATCTTTTGCAACCACTTTGTAAGTGCCATTGTCATTTTTAGTAATTTTATAAGGCATATAATATATTACTGTATACTTAGAAATTAATTATCTTCTGGCTCTTGGATATATATATTAAATGTCATGTTATTGCAAACTAAAAAACTATTCACGTCTATAGGGTCATATACTCTAAAAGTTAGACTTTCTATATTACGAATATCTTTATTATTAGTAGCAACAAAGTTCATGGTTTTAGCTTCAAATGAATACTGAGTTCCTGTAGTTGTAATTCTTTGTGGTGTAAAATAACATAAAATATTTCGTCTACCACCTGTATTTCTACTTGATAAAGATATATATGATTCTAAAGGCAAATTAGTCACGTCCAAACATAGATTATAGTATTGCGAGAAATTAACAGTAATAGAACCAACAATAGCACCTGAAATACCAGATGGTAATGTATATAAATTTGTATCTAAACCAAGACCAACACGTAATGTTTGACTTATTGAAAAGTCATATTGTACTACTCTTGTTGGTGTATCACCAAAATTTGCCAATGTAGTTAAATATTGTCTATTATCCAAAAGTTCAGGATCAAAATACCAACCTACATTATTCTGAGCTGATGCTGGTTGATAAATTAAACTAATTTGACCTATCATATCACCTCTATTTACAGCATCTATAGCAGTGTATGAATTACGAAATCCAAGAAAGTAATTAGTATTAAAATTAAAGCCATTAAAAGCATTTATATCACTTGTAAAATATACAACACTAAAATCAGCACTTGCAATTTGATATTGTAATTTACCATTATTTACATAAAACTGATGAGTATATAATATATTTCTAAATGGTGTTATATTAGTTATTTGTGTTTCAAGAGAATCATTTACAATATATAAAGTATTATCTGCTTTAATTCTAAAACCATATAATAATGTAGGAAAAGCTACTGTTAAATTATCAGTTAAACCCCATTCAGTAACATTATTACCATTAAATTCTAAAGATAATTTAAATCTACAATCTAATGCACCTTGTATCAAAGGTGATTCAAAAACAACATAACTATCAGTAGTAGCACCTATTGCGGGTTGTGTTGGTTGATAAAAATTACTGGCATCTACTGTAACATTTTTAGAATTAGGTGTTGTTGTATCATCTAAAGAACCACAAGTAAAATAAATAGTAGCTTTATTATCTTTACTTAAACTTGTAATAAATGATAAACCATTATCTGGAATTTTTCCATTTTGTTGTATTGTCATAGATGATTGTAAAATACTATTAAATGCTTGTTGAATTGCTGATAATAAAACTGTTACATTTTCAAATGTTCCACCTTGAATAACTGCTCCCCTTGGAGGTGTTGAATTACGACTATTATTTCCTGTTTGATAAGCTGTTCTTATCAATACTGTCTGAGTATCTAAAACGAAATTACTACTAGAACCACTGTTAACTGACATACTGAATTTATCCATTGCAATTTTAGAGCCAGGCGCAATCATTACAGGCTCATAGAATTTTGCAGTAACTAGCCCTGTTGAACTATTATAGTCATCTACGACTACTTTGAGTTGTTTCATTTTTTAGAATTAGTATATTAATATATTGAGAGATTTTTATCTGTATTATATTTAATATATAAATTAAAAAAATAAAAATGACAGAGATCTCAAAATTTAATAATATATCTCAACAACTACAAGCAAACAATGGTATTTTTATTGGTAGAATAGAATCATCAAAATTAAATTCAATTACTGCAAATTTAACTGCATCACAAAATTGCACTATATCCATATATCAATATCCAACATCTCAATCACCATTATCTGCATATTCGAATGTATACACAAAAAATATAACAACAAATGCACCTTTGACATTTCAATGTGCTGTAGTTGATAAATGGTGCCATGTTGTAGTTAATAATACATCATCATCTGTAAATAATATAACCTTGAATACATACTTTCAAAATCAAAATGCAACATCATTAATTGAAGCATTACAAATTTTATAAAGTAAAATAAAATCTATCATATATTTAATATAAGAAAATTTAAAAATCTAGAATGACAGAAATTTCTAAATATAATAACATAAGTGCCCAATTACCTGTAGGTGGTGGTTTTATTGGTCGTATAGAATCAACTGGTGTTTATAATGCTATTACAGTGAATATATTAATATCACAACCATCAATAGTAACAGTTTATCAATTTCCAACATCTCAATCACCATTATCTAGTTATTCTAATATTTTCGAACAATCTGTTACTGAAAACGAACAAACTACTTTTCAAGTTCCTGTAGTTTCGCCATGGTTTAATTTGGTAGTAAGAAATATTTCTGGTGTTGCAGTTAACATTACTGCTAATAGTTATTTACAAGAACAAACAGCTACTTGTGTTATTGATGCTATTCAGGCAGGAGGTGGTGGATATGTTTTACCCACAGCATCAGAAACTGTATTAGGAGGAGTTAAAATAGATGGAACAAGTATTACTATTGCCGATGGTGTTATTTCAGCTACTGGTGGCGGTGGTGATGCATCTCAATGGGCTACATTTCCCAGTGTTTCTAATGTGGATATGGATAGTCATAAAATTATTGGTATTACTGAGCTCACAGGTGTAGGAACATATAGCGACCCTATAATTGTAAATAATGACCTTCAATTTACTGGAACTGGTCTTGGAATTGGTGGGAGAATAACCGATGTAGATTATATTGATGGAACTACAACTGGAGGCGGAATGTCTATAACTAATGTTGGAAATATTGCTGGAGCAGACGGACAACTTTTACTTAATGCTGATAGAGTTATAATATCAAGATTATTAAGATTTAATGATAATGGCACAGAGCAAACAGAAGCATACAATAATCCATTCCAAGTTGATTTAGATATGAATAATCATGCTTTAATGAATGTAAATGGAATTGGAGCAATTGCAAATAAAGGTCAAACACTAACAGCAGACAAAACAGTTTATATAGCAAGTAATCTTGAAAGCGTATTATTATCCAGTAAAACCTCAATCATATCAGCAATACCTCCCTCAGTCGTTCAGTTTCCACCCTTACCCACCAAATCATTAACATATGATGTTAATGGGGATTTAACATTTGATGAAGGAACACAAAATATAAACAATCCATTAGGAACAACAACATCAAAAAATTTCACATTAACAGCAGGAGGAGCAGGTAAAATCGTATTCAGTGATTTGACTGAAATGACTACAGCAAGTGGTGGAGGGGGTGGTTTTGTAAATCCAGCAATTGTTGATTTGGATATGAATACCCATAAAATTATTGGTATTACTGAACTGACAGGCGTAGGAACATATAATGACCCAATAATTGTAAATAATAATATTGAATTCGCTGGTAGTCCAGAATTTGGAAGTGGTACACAAATAGAAAATTTAGAATATCTTGTTGGAAATGTGGTTAATGGACTTACTTTAACTAATGTAGCTGAAATTAGAAGCGAACCTTATAATAATGAACTTATAATAAATGTTGCAAAAACAACATTAGGTGGAAATTTAAAATTTAATCAAGACGCTACAGAACAAACCACAGCCTACCAAAATCCATTTCTAGTTAATTTAGACATGAATGGTAATAAAATTATAAATACTACTGAATTAAATAGTGGAACATATAATGCTTTAGTAATAGATAGTAGTCCAATTACTAATGATGGAACAATACTAATTCAAAATAATTATCAAGTAGGAGGAGCAAATACAACACCAGCAAGTATATTTTATATGTCTGCTGATGGAATAACATTACAAAATTATGCAAATGGTAGAAGTGGAGGTTTTAAATCAGTAAATTTTGAAATGGATGGGACATTTCGTGCGCCACAATTTAAAACAATAGGGTTAGTATCAGGTGTTGGTTTAGATTTAACTGATTCTTCTATATCAGGTGCTTCGTCTATAAAATTCGCTGACCTATCAGTTCAGGATACAGCCTATACAGGTGATGATGTAAAAACGATTACCAGCACAGATGGATCAGTTACTATAACAACACCATCAGCAAATACAGTAAATTTATCAGTACCAACACCGCAAGTCATTACATCAAATACATTTTATATTAACGATAATGTAGGACCTCAAATAAATGATGTTCTACCATTAATGGCTAATGGCGATATAGCGATAATGTCTGCGGGTTCATTCGGTCAAGCAACTGATATTACATGGAATAAAGCACAGACGGGATTGAGCGGAAGCGTTGCCCCAATCCCACTCACATTTCTCACAACCGCCAATGCCAGTAGATTTACAGTAACAGCATCACAAGTTAGAGTAGCAAATATTAAATTTCAATTACCTGTATTTCTTTCTGGAAATAGTTGTACTGTTGATAATTGTGATTTTGATAGTGCTCTAACTATAGGAACAGGAGTATCTTCATATATTACAATTAACAACTGTGAATTTGCTGGAACACAAACAATTACAGTAGCATCAACTTTTACAAATGTTTGTTACTTTATCAATTGTAATTTTGCTAGTTCAACATTCTCATTACTCAATCCATCTTCATCTCAAGTTATATTTAATAACTGTGCTGGATTCACTACATATCCTGCAAATGCTACTTATGTTGGTATTAATGTATTATCTGCAGGTTCTGCACAATTAAGCACAAATGATTTAAAAAGTGTAAGCGGAACATTACGATTAACAAGTGGATTAAATGTAAATGGTCAAGCCTTTACAAATGTAAATAGTATGGCTCCAGCAACAAGCGGACAAATTAGTTTTACGAATGGTTTGAATATTCCCAGTGGTAGTTTGAATATGCGATTTAATAATATTTTTAATGCGGGAACTATAACTTGGACTACTGGACTAACCACAATAGCATCAGCATCAGCAACAAGAAATTTATATACATTAAGCATTCCTGCTTTTGTGAGTGGAGCAAATGCGAATTTTGTATTTAATGACTTGGGAACTCTATCACTGAAAAACGCCACACTAACAACGGGAGGCGTGATTACTTACCCAGATACAACAACTTCAAACAGTGGTTTAGTAAAAGGTTCTGGAACATTAGTTGCTGGTTTATTAACTATCCTCGATGCAAGAGTAACAACTGGAGCAATCTGTGTAGCAACTTATGCTGACAGTTCGCCAGTTGGTGGTGTGCTGTGTGCGAAAGTAACAGCAGGACAGATTGTAATAGAAAGCAAACTAATAACTGATGTTTCACCAGTATTTTATATGTACTTTATCTAAAGTTTTTTCCATTTAATAACCTCACCTTTTTTTTTAATTTTAATAGCTTTTTTAATTTGTTCTTTAGAATATGAACTTGCTAATGATGGTGTAGCCTTACTTACTTTAACACTAGGACGGCATACACTAGGCAAATTTAATTCTTTCTGTTTTTTACCTTTATTTCCACAAGCTAATGTTTTAGCATCAGTTATTCTAGCAGTTAGATTAATCCATTTTTCATTGCCCCATCGAATCAAATCTCTAGTTTCCTGTGGTGTAGTTTTATTACCTTTTAATTTCATACTAGAATAAGCAGAATGTTTTTGCGAGGGCTTCAGCCCCTCGAGCTCCCTTGTTTTTTTTGACATGTTATTTATTAATATGTTACAATATTACAATATTACAATATTTTAAATCTCTGATAATAATAATAAACAATTCTAAAAGCCGTGCCAAAACTAATGGATAAAAAAGGTTATCATAAATCAAGGGAGCTCGAGGGGCTGAAGCCCTCGGTAACAGAGAATCGAAAAAAAGCTAAATTGCATGAAGCTAAAATGTCAGCATTGAAAAAGACTGGAGTATCTGGAAAAATGATACATCAAAGACCAGATCTAAAACACGAATCAATACGTGAACGTGAGAAGATAACAAGATTATCATCTCAAAGTAAAAATCCTAAAATGGCTAATAAGGATTTCTTTGAATTACACAAAGAAAAAGAAAAACAGCATTATTTAAAAGGTAAAGAAGAGGAAAAAGAAAGACACCTCAAAAGAGCTTATGGTATCGCATAAAAGCTGTTTATTCAACATTATCATTTTCATTTTTTTCAAGCATATATATTTCCTTAAGTGTTTCCTTAAGTTCTGCAGTAGTAAATGGAATAATATCATTTTCTATTATAGGAGAAGGAGGACAAGAACTTTTTTTTCTACAGTCACTATCCAAGCATAAAAGATGGCATTTTTGTATATGTAATTCTCTAAATAATACTACTAAACTACCAACAACACTTATAATAATACTACTAATTGCTATTGCATCTGCCATTCAAATTTTTTATATATATTAAATATAGTAAAGATATAAATCAATATGGATTTAAGAATCTTAAAAGTTAAAACAGAAAAAGAAAATATTCTACCAATAGAAAAAGAATTACATCCACATTTACCAAGACATGCATTTTTAGAATTAATCATTTCCCCGCCCAAAAACGGGAAATCGACCCTGATTTCTAATAAATTGGCAAATCATAATTATTATAATAAATACGATTCTAAAAAAGATGAATTTTATTTTCAGACAATCTACTATATTTCACCTACCCAAGAATTCGATAAAACAACTAAAACCTATTTGAAAAAATTAGAAACCGAAGTAATACAAATATCAGACCCAGAAGATATCAAACAAATCGAACACGTTCTTAAAGATATAATGAAAGGTCAAATGAAATTACACGAAGAAGAAGAACCAATGAAACGTATACTTATTGTATTAGATGATTGTATTGGGTATTTTGATGATTCTCTTGCTACTTTATGTAGCCGTTATAGGCATTATAATTTAAGTATAATAATAACATCACAGCAGTATCGTAAAATTCCATTACTCATACGTAATTGCGCAGGACACATTATAGTAATGAAATTAAATAACTCAAAGGAAATTGAAAAAATCACTGATGAATGGGGTGAAGCATATTGTAAACCAGAACAATTTGAATCTATTCTTAGACATGCAACAGAAAAGAAATATGATTTTCTTTATATGAATAATGAAGAACTAAAGTTATATCAAAATTATGAAACTTTGATTCTTGACGCATCGTAAATAATATATATCATAATAATAATACAACTATTACAACTATCAACTATGCCAGTCAAAACAGCTTTTAGAAAAAGCCGTGCCAAAAACCCAATGAAAAGTCCTAAGACAGCTTTTAGAAAAAGCCGTGCCAAAACAAGGGAGCTCGAGGGGCTGAAGCCCTCGTCAGTTGATATGCCATTGAAAGCACTTATTAAAGAACATGAAAAATTAATTCATGTATTGAAAAATGGTTCTGAAAAAGAAATGAAAAAAGAACTTAAAGACCAAACCAAGGAATTACTCAAATACAAAAAATACAAATAAATTTCTTAGATTATAGTAATAATCATTTTAACTTTTTCATTATGTCTAAATACTATTCAGATAGTGCATATCAAACTTATTTAAATAATGCATTAAATGCAGTGTCTACTATTACCAGTGAAAATTTGAATTCACGTGAATCTACTGCAAATATAGATGAAGAAATTGACATGGCTAAACAAGCACAAAAAGCATCAGGAGTGGAAGAGTTGCTAATAGGATTGCCTACAGGTCTCAAAGGTGTTACTCAACTACCCGATGCATATAGAAAATTCAAAGCTACTACTGCAGAACTAGCTGATAAATGGGAACAACTAAAAGCTAAAGGAACTCAACTAAAAGAAATCATTCAAAAAGCACCTCAAGATTTAGAAGATTTAAAAAATTTAGGAAAAACTACTTTTGGAAAATTAACTGATATTGGTAAAACTGGTATTTCTAAAATATCTAAAACTGTTACTGAAACAACTAAAGATTTAAAAAGTCATATTGCATTATCTGGTGAAGATTTAAAAAATAGATTAACTGATTTAAAAAGCCAATCAGCAGAAGAATTTGGTAAAATAAAAAGTGGAGCTTTATCTAGTGTAGAAGATTTAGATACATTAAAAAATTCTTTTTTAGATAATATAAAACAAAGATATAATATTAGTTCTAATACTATTGAAAATAATATTAATGATGCTAAAAGTAAAATAAGTGATTTACAAAGCACAGTAGAAGGTAATTTAAATGAACCATTTATTAGGCAAAAAATATCAGATCTATCTAATAATGTAACTAAATTAGAAAATTTGAAATCTCAAGGTGAAGCAGAAGTTTCTAAATATAGTAAGGTATTTGATGACTTAAAAAGCAAAGTTGCACCACTACAAGCTAAAGCATCTGAAATACAGGCAACTGCAGAAGAACATGTTAATAATTTAAAATCTGCAGGTGAACACCTAACAGCAATAGAAGGAGAAGGAACTAAATCAATGAGTTTATTAGAAAGATTTCATAAAGGTTTAGAAGATGTTGGTTTAAAAACTAAGAAACCTATTGAAATGCAAGATTTGCAAGGAGGACAACAAATGGCACCTATTCCAATACAAGAAACCAGTTTAGGTGCAACACCAGTAACAGTTGAATCAGTAAGACCTGCAACACGTATTAATTTTGAACCACAAGGAAAAACCAGTCAAATGTTTGAAGAAGATTTTAACATGGATCCAGAAGCATTTAGCAGTGATGTTAGAAGAACTGCAACAGTTCAAGTTGCTAAAGAAGTGCCTATATATAGTGAATTAAGCAAATTAGAACCAGAAACAGAAGGTATTCTAAGTAAACTAAAAACAGGTTATTCTAATTTTAAATCATCATTATCTGAAAGTAGTTTAGGTAAAGCAGTATCAGCAGTAACAGAATCAAGTATTGGTAAAGGATTAGGTAGTGCTGTTGGTTATGGTTTAGAAGCTGGTAATGTATTAGGAGGTGCATTAAGTGCAGAACAACTTATTACAGGTGAAGCTAAAACAGGAGGACAAAAAGCTATAGCATCTTTGCAAACAGAATCGGCAGTTCGTTCTTTACCATCATTCATAGAAGAAACAGGTAGCGCATTAAAATCTGGTGTATCATCTATATCTGCATCAGCAGGTGAATCATTAGGTAGATTAGGAGATTCATTTAAATCTACATTATCACAAGGAATAGAATCTGCAAAATCTGCTATTGGTATTGGAAAATCTGGTGCAACTGAAGCACTAAGTGCTGGTAGTGAAGCTTTGGAAGCTGGTGGATTAGTTGCTAAAGAAGCAGGAGAATCGGCATTAAAAATTGTTGGCGAGGGAATTTTACAAAGTTTGCCCGTAATCGGGGAAATTTCAGATATTGCAATGGGTGGCTATGCTTTGTTTGAAGGATTAAAAGATTTATTTCATAAATCATCTCCAGTTGTTACAGCTCCTGTAGTTTCTCAAGGCATTCAGTTTCAGCATCAAGCCGGCGTTTATTAGAAAACAGCTTTTAGGAAAAGCCGTACCAAAACTTGTTTATTAAAAATGGTTTTTTTGATAACTTAACAAAATGAAAATCTTAAAAGATTAATTTATTTTTACCATTTTTAAAATCTATTATATATATAATAAATAATCATAATTACAAGTATATTATAAATCCTAAATAATTTTCTAGAATGCTCTCAACTCGTAAAGTTCGTTCTCTTGTAGACGCACAGTATAGCAAAAATTATACTCGTATTACATATGAAATTCATCCTGTTGCTGGTATGACTACTGATTTGAGTAAATCATATTTAGCATTACGTATGTATATTGTTAACGATGCTAATATTACCGAACTATTAACTAAAGCTGATTTTTCTGCTTTATTGTCTCAAGGTCTTATGATTTCTTTTGGGCAAAACGGTCAATCTTATACTCCTGCTTGTCTTTTCAAGGTAGCACGTCTATACAGTGGGAATAATGTCATTTTAGAAGAAGTTCTATTTCAGAATGTTCTACGTGCAACCCTAGCCCAAATTTGTGGTGATATTGAAACTGTTAGCGGAAATACACTTGCATCCTCAACTGGTATTAGTATGAATCCTAATGGCTCTCTTGCATCTCAAATTACTAATTTGTTACTTAATCCAACTGCAGGAGGAACTGATATGCAACCTCTAGAAGTCCATATTGAATTACACGAGCTTTTTGGCGTTTGCCGTAATACTAATTATCATCTTGAAGTAACTAATGGTTTGACTGTGGAGCTTGAACTCGAAGATCGTGCTAGTTTACTTGAAGTTGTACCTGTTGGAAATCCAATTACAATACCACCATCCAAAACAGGTCAATTTAAATATTCTCCTGAAATGAATCCTTGGAATGTTCTACCTGTAGGACAAGGTGATATGGGTCAACAATCTTATAAGTATGCTAATGCAGTAATGGGCGGAAATGGATTGCATTTTGATTCTTCTAATCTTATTGCAGGACAATGGCTTACTACAGCAAATTTTAATACAGTAACACTAAAAGGACTTTATGCTTCTAATGCTGAATTGAATGCTGTTAATATTACTATTGGTAATATGGTTAAATTTAATATGTTGTGGACTGATCCTAATACTTCTAATCCAACACAACAAGATAAAGTAGTTTCTGTATGGTCTCAAATTACAAATATAGCTTTTGGAGGTCTTGATGCCTCTACATTTACAATAGCTGATAAAATACAACAACCTGCTCCAGTATATGGAGCAACCTCAAATATGGTTCTTGATTCATTTGATGTATATGTATCTGATGTTTATCAAACACCAGTAAATTCATCATTATGTGAAGCGTTGTATTTAACACCAAATGCAAGTTCTGGATCTTTTATTACTGATGCTATATGGTCTACTTTTACTAATAATTCTCAATTAACTGTTACAACTGCTGTAGTTCAACAATTAGCAACTATGGGAATTGTTAATGCTATTGATACTGGTAGTGGAACTGTAAGATATATTGCTGGAACTGTTCCATTTGATTTAGTAATTACTAAATCTATCAATCAAATTCCTATTACTCCATGGGTAGACCAATTTGTTGGTGCTGATTCTCCTACACAACGTTCTTTATATGCAAGTCAAAGCAAAACAATACCTATACAAGGAGGAGGTGCACAAATAGCATCAGTAGTAGGACCTGCAGGTGGAAATTATATTATTACATTCACAAATTTAGGACTTGCAAATAATAACAGTATTCAAAATGGCACTATATGGAAAACTAATACTGGATATAATGGTTTAATAATTAATAATGGAACTCTTGTTAATAACATTCCTGCAGAAATAAATACATCATATTTAATTGCTAAACATCGTAATGGAGTTTCTCCTGCTTTTCCTATAATGAATGGTGCTGGAAATAGTAATCTTGTTGTAGGTCAACAATATTTAATAGCAAATAGAGATGGAACAGCTGATGCTATGTGGCAAAGTTTAGGATTAACTCCTAAAGCTCCAGCTCAAGCTACAGTAGCTCAAGCAGGTATGTTATTTACTGTTCCTCTTGGTGCTCCTACAACTGCTTTAGGAACTGGCACTGTATTTCAGTATTCTAAATATACAACTCAACCACTTTCTTTTATGATTGATAAATGTGAATTGGTACTAGTAGAATCGCAAATTGACCCTGCTTTACCCATGAGTATGGTTTATTCAACATATAAATGCGAAGTTGCAACTATTGAAACATCTAGTTTAGAAGTTTATAATCGGCAGTTTATTGTTACTGAACCTAATGTTATGAATTGCTACCTTATTTGCCCTCAGTATAATGCAAGTGCAGATGGAAAACTTCCTGAATCTTTAATTGGATATTCTCGTAATGTTAACCAATACAGGTTTTCGGTAAATAACATTCATCAGACAAATCGTAATGTTGTGGTTCAATCCAATACTAGTAAATACCCATCATCCCTTCATATTGCTATGCTTATGGATACTTTTGAAAATTCAGAGTTAACTGAAAAAAGTATTTCTGGTCTTCTTACTGTTCCACGTGGTGTAAATCCTCCCGTTTTGTTCCCCTTGAGAGTATACCAAGGGGTCGATGAGATGAACCATTACATGAAGCCTACTGGTTTTACAGCCCAGATTGAATTTTATGGTGATGCTATCCATAGTCAAAATATTATTCAAGGTAACATTTTCTTTTTTAAGGAAATGCTAAAAGTTTTACCCGTTTCTCAGCGTATGTAAATTACGAGGGTTTCAACCCTTGAAAAATAAGCGTAAATATAATAAAATTGGGCGTAAAATATGTTTTGTGTTTGTAGTTTTCTTTTAATTTGTTTTAAATTCTTTTATTCTGTTTTAATATCTCAACTTATAGTAATAATATTCAAATATTTTACAAATCCAAATTATTTTTTTAATTATAATTATTTCAAATGCCACCTAAAAAGGTTCAAGAGTCGCCAGTTTCCCAAATATCCAAGGAGGATTTAATTAAGTTATTAGGTCAAAGCATTGAGAAACCTAAGAAACCAAGGGCAAAACGTGAAATCACTGAAGATAAAAAAGAAGAAATGTTAGTTCGATTAGCTAAGATGCGAGAAACTGCATTGAAAAACCGCCAACTTGCAGTAGCAAAGAAAAAGGCAGATGCTGATTTAGATGTTCCAGTAAAACGTCAACCACTAGTAAAGGAAGAACGAACACAATCAAGGGAACATTACGATATGCCTAAATCCTCGTCATTTAATACTGATTTATTTGAAAAAAAATTTGATTCTAATTTTGATAAAATGGCTGATGTATTAGGGAGATTAGACGGTCATCTATCAGATATCAAGGAAATGAAAAAACAAAAAAGAGAATCAAAAAAATTAGAATTAGAAAAACAGGATTTAGAAAAAGTTGTACCAAATCAAGAAGTTAAAATCGAAACTATTCAACCTCAAGTAGAAACCATTAAACCTATAGTATCTGAAATTAAAAAAAATGTTCTACCTGCTGGAATTGTTTCATATCCTAATTATCGTAAAATGAATTTTAAAAAATCATTCTATTAGTATTTTAAAAATCTAAAAATATTATATTGATTATATATAATATACACAACTAAATTTATAATATTATTTAAATAATCAACATGAGTCTTTTTTATGGAATTTCACAACCGTTGAATATAAATTCTTCGTATGGACCCTACAGCCAGTTAGATTTCAACGTGAAAAGCTTCCCAGGTCGTCAAATACAAGCAAATAGTTTTCGTATTTCTGGAAGAGTTAAAGTTGAAAAAACAATATTTTCTGCTCCAGCTAATTTTGTTGCAGTTACTCCAGCTGATAGTATTATGTTTGATCCTTTTGCAGGTGTTGCATGTTGTTGGAAAAATATTTCTACATCTGTTAATGATCGCATTATTGAAAATGTCACTAATATTGGTCGTCTTACTAGTATGAGAAATCAAGCTCAGTATACATTAGAACAGATTACTGCTTCTAGTCATTCAGCTACTGAATTAAAAGGTCTTGGTAATGGTGTTTTTTTAGCTTCAGCTGGTGCTGATAATGCAACTGCTCCTGGAGCACCATTTTCTTTCAAGCCTATGATTAGTATTAATAATTCTGATACTGATTTACCTCAATCTAAATTCAGTATTATTAAGATTATGACAACTCTTGGTTCACCTCTAGAAGCTTTGTATTGTTCTGCACTACAACCACCTATTGTTAATAATGTTAATGATCCTAATCTTATTACAGGATTAAACTTTACATTATATGACGTTCAGCTTAATTGGTATGAAACCATGGAAGTTGTTCCTATCCCTCGAACTGTATTTAAAACTAACTTTCTTACAACTCAAACTCTTAATGTACTATCTGCAACTCTTTCTGTATCTACATCAACTCCTTATTCTGCATTGTATGCAAGTTTTATTAAACAAGCTGATAGAAATAAAATATACAGAAATGATAATCATTGTGACTATGTTCCAGACCTTACTAGATTAGAATTTACAACTAATGGTGTATCTGATCCTATCAAATATGCTATTGGTGCTGGTAATAGCAGTGTGTATCAAGACTGTGCTCTCAATTACTGGAATGCTCTTGAAGGTGAAGCTAAAAATTCTGTTATGAATAAATTTTTGAGTGAATCTTTAACTTTTGGTATTGGTTGTAAATTTGAAGCAAGTATTAATGACAGGTTAAGTATCAACTTGCAAATTAATCAAAATACACTTCATAATCCAAACGTAAATCCCAGTGACGTTTTTATTTACACTTCTGGATTCGTGGAAGTTTAACAGCTTTTTAAAAAGCCGTGCCAAAACTTATTTATAAAAAAATAAAAACTTAAAATTAATTAATTTTTCATAATTTTTAAATCTCTTATATATATAATAAATACAATCAACTAATATAGATTAAATTATAATTTCAAGATGGAACATAAATGTCTTTTAATTGATCCTCTCAATTCTTCAGCATCGCGCACTGTTTTTCGTATTCCTCAAGGCACACCTTACTATGCTAAAAAAATACGTATAGTTAATTTTGGAATCAGTAATAATAGCGGAAATGCTATATATTTCAATCATAATGGAGTATACAGTCTATTGTCTCGTCTTTCAATCTTTTCTCGAAATGGAACAGAAATAGATTTTCTTGGAAATATGGATGCCATGGGAATTAAGCTTTTACATATGGAAAACTCTAGTCAATTTAACTTAGGACGTCAGCTTAGTATGTCTATGTGTAACAGTGTTGTTGCACCTAGTTTATCTCAACTTAGTTTAACTGAAGAAGGTCAGAAAGATGATGCCAGTTTAATGGGTGATTCGTTGTTTATAGATGTATCTCTAATGTTAAACTATTTACAAGCATCTCATATTCTCGACCACGAGCTCACTATTATTTGCGAATGGGCTGACAGCAGTGTTCTTGGGTATTCGTATAGCTTTACTAGGTTCCCAGTTCTATCTATATGCGAACCTTTAGTTGAAAAAGCGGATCTTAATCCTAATGTTAATTATCTTACTTATATCAATGATAGACTTGTGCTTACAAGTTCTGAAGGTAATCGTGCAAGTTCTATTAGTCAGAGATTGAATAGTTACTTCAACCAATATATCCATAATTTCTGGTATTACAATATTTTGAATCGCGAAGAGAATTTATTAGGTTTACCTTCTGCAAAACTAAATGAAAGTTGTAACTTACAAATCAACGGTTTTAAATTATTGCCTCTTTTGGGTAATAACTCCGATGCTCGTGCTCTTGCACTTGCTGATGATATGAGTGGTTCCATGAATATTTGCAACATGAGTTCTTATGCTTATCAAGCTTCTATAAATAATACAACTTATGGTTTATACAACCCCAATCTTGGTATTAAATATGCAGGTGTTTTTGGTTATAAATGTATACGGCTTGACCGCCAGATTTTGATGGATCTTACTATTGAATATTCATTTGATGCAAATGATGCACCTCCTGCTGGAAAATCTAATACTGTTGTTACTCTTGCAGAAGTTCTACGTAGCTATAATAAAGATACTCAAACTGTTTCTTTTGTTCGAGCTTAAAGAAAATAACCATTGGTTCCTTTTTTTAATTCTGTTTTTCTTTTGTTTTTTATGTATTTAAAATATCGGTATTTAATAGTAAATACTAAAAAATGTCTAATTCTGTTGTGATTCAATTACCAAGTTATAATAGTATAGTAAATGGTGTCAAAAAAAATCCAAATATAAATAATATTTCAAATGGTGAATGGGAAGTAAATCTAGCTCAACCGTTAACAGTAAATCAAGGCGATAATATTACAGTAAAGCAAGCATTTTTAGATACACGTCAAACTAATAGTGGTAGTATTGTAATTGATGAAGACACACCAATTAGTTTAGAGTTTTATTTTTATTTAATGGTTCCTCCTGATATGTATAGTGAAGTTCCTGCTACAAATAATCAAATAATACCCAGTTTATATTTTAATAATTATAATAGTATGCTAACAACTAATTTTGGTCCAGATATTGTATATAACTTAGATCCTGCAAACATTTACAATACTGCTATTAATAATCAGAATGGAACAAATCAGACATTGAGCTTTGAAATTCCAATGATAGCAGTGAGTCCTACAGTAGCTGGAACAACAACTGATTTTAAAACACAATCAAAATTAGTAACTGGAACTTGGAATTATACACTTAAAGCTGGTAGTTATGCATATACTGAACTGGCTCTTGTTCTTACTAAAGCAATGTCCGAATTAAAAATAGTTCCTTCTTATGAAGAACCTCCAAGAACTATTAATGGTATTCAAAGCTTTAATCCTTTTGTGTATGCTGGTAGTAATGAAGTATGTTTTGCTGATTTTTTACAAGATACTCCATTTCGTCAGTTTTTATTCGAATCAGGTTATTGTACTAAAACAACAAGCGATGGTAATCCAATTACACTCATGCCTCAATTTATGGCAAGTGGTTCTGGTGGTGCAAGTGGTTCAAGTAGTGTTAGCCAAACTGTAGGAGCTACTGCTGTTAGTTTAATTTACAATGCTGATAGTGGTAAATTTGAATGGGAATATTTACATACACCTTTACAAAATCCAGCTTCATTAGTTCAACAAACACAACCACCACAAGATGGAGGTCCTCCTATAGAATCAGTTATATTAGCATGTTCTCTCAATAATGGAACATCTGTAGTTAATATTTCTAAATATACACGTCATTCTGGTATTATATTTAAAAAGATGGAACCTATTAGTTTCTGGGATGGTATAATGGGCTTTGATGTTGCTAATATTACTGTTAACGATGAAATGATTTATAATATGCAAATATCATCTTTTAAATTTAATAACATAACAACTCAAGGATACATGGGAAATAATGATATGTATGATTTTAGTAATCCTACATTTCATCCACCTGAATCTGATAGTTATCCTTATACAAAAGCTACAACACCAGCATCAACTACTGCTGGAGGTTCAGGAGTTGCATCAGATGTTAATATATCTCAATTTATGTCATTATTAAGAATATCAAATCGTAGCACAACATTAATTTATTATCCATTTGTATTTTCTAGTATAGCAACTCTACCATTACAAGCAAAAAGAAGTCCAGTTGCATCAATAGATCAAACAGGACATACACTTATTGAAATTCTTGGATATAATGGCGATTTTGTAAATCATGATAATAATTTTCAAATTAAAGCAGTTGTTAGTAATTACTACCAAACTACAGGAGCATTTACAAGTTTAGTATTTGAAGACTCTTATAGATACGTTCATATAGGTGAAAGTATGAATATACAATTTTTAAAATGTCGTGTAATTGATCCGTTTACCATGGAAACATTACAAGGTATAGGAAGAAATAATTGCGTGTATCTAATTGTTGATAAATCATTATCTGTAGTTCAACAAAAGCAAGTTACTATGTAATAAGTTTTTGCGAAAACTTAACTAAAAGAAAATCTATGTATATAATAAAAATGTTTGAATTTAAAGATTTGAAAGTTAGTAAAGATGGTATACATAAATATCAAGTAGAATTATTGAATACGAAAACTGATAGGATTAAGACTGTAAAATTTGGTGCTAAAGGTTATACTGATTTTACAAAGAATAAAGATGAGAAAATAAAAGATAGATATATAGCAAGACATAAGACTCGAGAAGACTGGACTAAATCTGGTATTGATACTGCTGGTTTCTGGTCTAAGAACATTCTCTGGAATAAGCCAACTATTGAAGCCAGTTTGAAAGATGTCAAGGCAAAATATTTTAAGTAATTTAAAAGTAAATTTATATCTAAGTATATTGTAGTATATTATTAAAATGCCTAATCCCGAAGTAATTCAAAATGACGATATAATTGTCATAAGATTTAAAAATTATTTTTTAGATTTATCTGAAACAACTGTATTTCAATTATTTAATTTAGGGTGGAAAACACCTTTTATTAAATGTGATGAAATAAAAAATTATGATTTTATTTTATGTAAAAAGCTAAAAGTTTTAAAAGATATAAAAATATATAATGATGATACTTTTAATGAATATTGGACTTATAACATATTTGAAGAAGATAAAATATATACTACTGATGATATTGAAAGATTTATTGGTTTATTTCATCAATCATATGAGTGCTTTGTTATAACTCCAACATTAGGAGATACTATTAATTTTATAAATATAAATAAAGAACAATATTGGAAATGGCAACGGGAAAATTATTATAATAATTATTCTATAAATCTTATGAAAAGAATAGATGAAATTGAAAAAAATAAAGAATTTAATTTAAGGAGATTGGAATATCAAAAAATCGAAATTAAAATGGATTTAAGTTATTCAAGACGTGCATTTTTAAAATCAAAATCAAAATATTTAAAATCATTAAACCTTCTTTGTATTGATCGATACAATGAAAATTCATACCAAAAATTTAAAAAAGCAAACGCTGAATATGAAAAAGATAAAGATATTTTCGAATTTGATAAAAAAAGGCTTGAAGTTGCTAAAAAAAGGATTAAAGAACATCCTATGACATAAACGGGAAAATTGGGCGTGTTTTATTTGGGTTGAAATTTTGATATTTTGGGTTATAATTTATTTCAGTTGGAAATGGGTTTTTGAATTTTTGGAATTTTTGGATTTTTGATTTTTGATTTTTGATTTTTGATTTTTGGAAATGTTTTTTTAGAATTTCATATTTTTTTTCTGGGATACGGAAAACTGATTTT